TAATGCATGATCGACAGCAATTCTCAGAGGATATTTGTGAAGCATGTGGTCTTGATCCTTGCACTTGTAAAAAACCTGATCATGAAAATGTAATTGTATTCTGCCCTGAATGTCATTCACACCCTTGTGCATGTGAAGATAATATATGAGTAAATACAGACAAGGATACAAACCCCAAAGAAGTGTTCAAAAGTATGATGATGTAAATCTTTTAGAATCAGCATTAAGAGGTTTGTTCAGTGTATCCCCTTTGTCTCCTGATAACCCGATTCATGAGAAGTCTAGAGAACTTAAAAGGCTAAAAAAAGAATTACTAGCAAAAGGCGAAGTACCACACCAAAACACTGAGTATTTAAACATAGCAGGTGACATTGCAAACTCTGTTTCTATAGATTCAGGAGGTTTGTTAGGCAAGATTAAGGTTTATCACGGTGGTGGATCTCTATTTGATGAGTGGAGTTGGAACAAAGGGATGAGTGGAGAGGGGATAAATATGTTTGGGCACGGTGCTTACCTAGCAGAAAACCCTAAAGTGGGCCAACAGTATCAACAGCAAATGGCATCAAGATTAGGTTTGGAAGATACCTACAAAAGAAAACCTTTGCATAAAGCATATGATGATTTTGCACAACATTACAATCATCAGTTAAGTCAAGAGAAAGCAAGTGTCTTAGAGGATTTAGGACACGGTAAGCTTTATGATGAAGTGCTTCAAAGTGCCAAAGACAGATACAAAGAAGATCCTTCTAGATTAACCAAAAGTCTTCTTAATTGGGTGGAAAAGGATCTACGTAAAAACTACAAAAGCGGAGGTTACCTTTACGAAATGGAACTTAAGCATAGACCAAGGGATTATCTGCAATATGATCTTCCTTTAAAAGACCAACCGAAAGGTGTGTTAAACAAAATAAACAAAATGGTTGAGGAAGGAACACTACATAAACCTTCTAGTCCTAAACATGATTTTGGTTCAGATATATATTGGACTTATTCCCCAACTATGCCACTAGACAGAAGATTTTCTTTTAACGATGACATTGTAAATACTTCAAGGAATTTAGAGCAGGGTGGAATCCCCGGCATTAGGTATAAAGACCAAGGAAGTAGGACTATGGACATCAATAACCCTACACACAACTATGTTGTTTTCCCCACGAGAGATCCTGACATAATCAAGGTAAAGGGTTTATTGCAATAATGCCTAAAAAACTACATTCAAAGTTCAGAAGAGAAGCACAATCTAAAGGTTTAGTAGGACAACAAGCAGATCGATACGTTTACAGTAAGTTGAGAAAAGTAGAACAAAGACTACATAGGAGGAAAAGTGGTTAAAAGATACGAAGCATACCCCTACGAGGGGGCACGAACTGAAACCTCAATATTGGAACAACTTGTCAACTTATTACCGCAAGTTAACCAATCAAGCAGTTTACCCCCCTCCTCTGATATGTCTACTAGGACAGATAGTGGACAATATGATTTGAATCAAGGTCAGTGGACCGACAACATCCCCGAACTTAATCAACCTGCTCCTCCGACTAGAATCACACCTCAAGATATTGGTAGTGGGATATTAAATGTTGGTTCTGCAATATCACCTGTAGACCCTATAGGTTTTGGCGAAGGTTACCAAAAGATGACACAAGCACCTTCACTTATGTCTCAAGGTGGGCCAAATGTTGGAAGAGGTGCATTAGATTGGGTCGAAGGTGCAGGTATGTTGGGTCTTTCAGTAATGGGTGGAATAGGTTCTAAAACAAGACCAATTAAACCAATAGCAGAAAAAGCACTTGCTAAGTTAGGAAGAGAAGCAGTGGAAGGTGGTGAATACCTCATGTCTAAGAGGAAGAAGGGTCAAGAGATCCTAGAGAATGTAAACGGTAAAACATATAACAAATCATTCATTAGTGTTGATAAATCTGCAACCCCTCACATGGTAGTAGATGAATCCACGATTGTACCTGATGTTACTTTAGAGAGTCTAAAAAAAGAAAAGGGTCTATTATCTAAAATCAACCTGTTTAAGAAAAAGGCAGGTTGGAAGTGGGCAAAGGGAAATGAGTTCGCAGGTAAACTTGCAAAAGTAGGAAAAGAAGATGCAGTCATTTCAGTAGAAAGAGGTAAAAACCACTATTACACGTTAAGCACCGAACTTAATAGTCCTACTACAATGCAGACCTATCCTAAAGGGGGCAACCCCACATTAAGACCTACCACAAAAGGGGTACCTCAATTTGGCAAAGTAGTTGGTCAAATCAGTGTTAGAGGAAAGAAACATCCACTATATGATCGTATCACATTTGGAGAAAAAAGTGCTAAACCTGATGCAATACTCAAACATGGCATTAGGGATGAAAAGGATCTACCTACTGCTATCAGGAAAGCACAAAAACAAAAGCATCTAATTCCTGATCTAAGTGTTAGGGGTCAAGGGCAATATGTAGGTGCCCCGAAGGGTGTTAAGTCAATGACTGACATTGAAGAAATGAGGGATAATTTTGATTCAATGGTTGCAGGAGGAGTTGGAGGTGCAGATTGGTATGAGAAGGTTAAAAGGTTTACCAAAAGTGTAACTGCAGGTTCTAAAGAAAAAGAAAACTCACTGACTGAAATGTTTGCACTTTGGTCTGCCCAAGCAAATCCTGATACCAACATGGGTTGGGCAATTCAAGCGTGGAATCAGTGGGCACGAGGGCAACGTGGTAAAGCTTTCGACATGGTTAAAACAGGGGCACAAACAAGGACTCATTTAGGAGCAAAAAGTGGGAGTATTCTAAACAAGGCACTTCAGTGGGGTAAAACAAGGTTAGGTCCAAAGACTCAAGTATATCATGATCAGATGAACTTTAATGTGCCAAAACCTTTAACAGGAACCAACGATATTTGGCATGGAAGAGCATTTTCATACACGAATCCTGACGGTAAACCTTTTAATCGAGGATTCACACAACAAGAACATGTTTTCCTAGATAGTGAAACTGCACTTGCAGTGGATCGTGCAAACAAAAGAAAACTAGGAGGAAGAACCGATTGGACACCGGGAGAACTGCAAGCATCTGCATGGGTATTTGCAAAAGGGCAGGCAGAGTTTAAGAAGTATCCTAAAAAATTTAAAGACATCAATGATGCAGTAAATTGGGCAAAAAAGACCTACCCTGATTATCTACCAAAGTATTCTGCATTTGGCACTTCTGAAGCAACTCCTTTCATCGATTCAGGGCATTTAACTGCAGTCACAAAAGCACCCTTTGATGTTAAAAAAGCATACTCAGATGATGTGAAGGGTTATTACGGTTCTGAGCAAGATGCAATCGGTGAAGGTGCAGGTTTATTAGGAAGTGGTACTAGAGAAGCAACAGGGATTTATCAACCTCCCGGTGGAAAGGTTGAAATCAACCCTGCACAAGCACATCAGTACCTGATCGACATGGTAGATGCACCCGAAGGTAAAACGATCAATTTCGGGACTCAAGATATCCTCAATGCAGTCGAAGGCTTGCGGGGGTATGTCGATATGCAAAACGGGAGTGCATGGCATAAGTTCTTTCCACGAACAATGTCTAAAAGCGGTAGTTCTGATTCTATACGGATCGAGACAGGCAAACCCCTCACTGAGGAGGAAATGAGGGATCTATCAGATTGGGCATTTGGGAAAGGGTTCTATCTTTCAGATAACGGTAAGAGTGTAGTCATTTGGCCCGGGTACGATTCTTATCCTCAGTTGAAACTTAGTGGTAAGATGAAACCTACTAAGAAATTCCCCGAAGGTAAACCCCTAGAAGAGGTGGTCCTAGAAGACCAAGACAAGTTAGCACAAGAAGCAGTTGATCGCGGTGAGATTAAAAACATAGGAGACTATGAAAAACTTAATCCTACAGGAAAGCAAGTTGCAAAACTGTATGAAGGATTAGGTGAAACTAAGACAAGACAAAGAGTTCCCGGTTACCTCAATGAACTCACAGAGATGTTTCCCAATACGAGGATAGAACGTGGAAGAGTATTGAGCGGATACATCGATTATCATGGCAACAATATCGTCTCAAACAGTGCATTAGAAAATGCAGGAAGAAGTCTTAGAACTAAAACGCTTTTTGAGTATCTAGACAGAGTCCCCGGTGTATTAGAATCACTTGATAAGTCGAGGGAGTTTAAACAGTTGATAACCGATAACATTCTAAGAGCAAATGAGTGGTCCAAGAAAATGAACTCACCGTTGCGTGGAGATCATATGCTTGCATTGAAGATCATCAAAGAAAAAGGATTAGTAGGACTTAAAAAAGCAATGAAAGAAGGTGCAGTTCTTCCTGCAGTCGCATTGCCGATTCTAGGGTCTGCATATCAAATAGCCCAAGAACAGGGCGTAGAGGGTTAAAATTAAAAGAAACTGTCATGGTAGACTATATGCCTGAACGAATTGTAAATAGCTTTAAACCTTGGAAACAACATACGAAGACTACAAATCGGAGGAAGCACGAAGAATCTCCGAAAGTGAAATATTCAACGAAGCATTCACTAAGACAAAAGAACTTTTAATCTCTAGGCTTTTAGGTACTGATCCTGTCGAGCAAGAGATAAGAGAGTTGTACTATCAAAGGATTAAGACCCTAGATGAAGTAAAGAACGCATTAGTTGTGATCATGAATGAGGGAGATATTAAAAAAGTAAGATTTAAACGAAATGCCTGAAGTAACAGATGAAGGTAGCGGAACTTTGGCAGAAGCTACTAAGGGTTTTATAGCCGATATGGGTGTGGATGAACCTAGTGAAGAAATCACTGAAGAATCTGCAGAAACCGATGAATCAACAGAACTCGAAGCAGAGCAAACTGAAGATTTAGAGGAAGACTTTGAGGGTGGTGATGAGTTAGGAGTCAACGAAGAAGAAGTTGAAGTACCTAAGTATGTTTTACCTTTAGGTGAAGATGGTTCTGATGTTGAAATTGCACAAGAGGATGTTAAAAACTACGTTCTCATGCAATCTGACTACACCAAAAAAACTCAATCGTTAGCAGAAGAGAAGAAAGCTTTAGATCAGGAACGAAACTCGATTCGAGCAATTCAAAACCTAAGTGAGCAACTTCAACAACAGTATGAGGGCATAAGGCAAGCAGAAGAAGTCGAAAGATCGGGAGAGTATTGGGAACAGTTAAAGACTGAAAATCCAATGCAATACATGGTCGAAAGACAAGAACTGCAGGACCGAAGTCGAGAACGTGAACAAGAGGAACAGAAGGTTTTCGCACTGCAACAGCAACTGCAAGAACAGTCTAGACTTGAACAACAGCATCGACTTGCTACAGAAGCACAAAAACTGCAAGAGATGATCCCTGCATGGTCTGATCAGTCGGTTGCTGATCGTGAAAAGCAGGAATTAATGATCTATGGAAGATCACAAAACTATGCTTCAGAAGAACTTAATTCAGTCTCAGATTCTAGAGCAATTAGTATTCTTCGAAAAGCAATGCTTTGGGACAGGTTACAATCGAACAAGGATAACCTAAAACAAAAAGCATTACAAAAACCTGCGAGTGCATCTGCAGTTAGAAATGCCAATGCTCCAAAACAAAGAATGAGTGGACTTAAGAAAGCTCAATTGAAATTGCATAAATCAGGTAGTGTTCAGGATGCATCTAATGCATTCGAACAGATACTTAATATTGAATCGAGGAGGTAAAATCTCATGGCAAATGAACTAGCACAAACGATGACAAAGTATGATTCGAATTCTTTGAAGGAAGACGTTTCTGCAATCATCCACAACTTAGATCCCGACGAAACTCCTGCGTTATCTAATGCAGGAAGACGTGATATTAACAACACTCTTTTTGAGTGGCAGACAGAAAATTTACCAACTTCTGCGAGTACAAATGCTCGTGTTGAAGGGTCAAATATTCTTGGAAACGGAGACAGTGAACTAGATGCAGGAACTGCAACTACTCGACTCCAAAACTATTGTCAGATTTCCTACAGAAATGCATCTGTATCAGGCACATTAGACAGTTTAAGCCAATACGGAAAAGCAAGAGAACTTAGTCATCAACTTGCACTTCGTTCTAAACAGTTGAAAATCGACATTGAGAAGACAATTTTGTCACATAATCCTGCAGTCGTAGGTACTTCAACTGCATACGATAATGCAACTGCAAGACAGACAGAATCACTTCCACACCTTCTTGCACGTTTAGGAACTGCAGGTGAGGAAATGACAAAGGATAGCGGAACCACATTCCCTACCACTGCAACAGGTGCATTCACTGAAACAAGCACTGTCGCAGGTTCGTTGGCTGTTCTGACTGAAGGAACTGCAATGACTGTAGCCCAAAACATGTGGGACAATGGTGCATCACTAGACACGATTCTTGTCAATGGTGCAATGAAACGTGAAATCTCTGACTTTACAGGTCGAAGTGGGACACAAGTAATTGTTGACCCTGAGAAGGTAACCAACAACATTACTTTGGTTGCAACTGATTTTGGAGATGTGAAAGTAATGATGGATAGGCACATGTTTACAAACAACGGAGTTGATGTTGGATTTGTAGATTGGGACTATGTAAAAATTGCTTTCTTACGTCCTTTCACACGACAACCTCTTGCAAAACAAGGGGACTCGACTGTGGAAAATCTGATATGCGAATGGGGCATTGAAATGTCAAATGCACAAGCCTTCGGGTGGATGTTTGACGTGAACAAAACCTATGCATAATAGATAGTTAAACATGCTTAATTCAGCATCTTCAGGGAGGTCTTACATTTACAACCACAAAGGTGGTGTAATGCGTGAACTAACTGTTGATGCTGATGATAGTATTGTTTTATCTACAACACAAGATTGTAGTGAAATAACAAAGTTTTGTAAACACCAACGTGACAATGCAAAACACAATTATAAATCAAATTTCAGACCCCTAGCAGAGATCCCTGTAGCGGTGTTTAATCGTGCATTATCTGAAGGATGGGCACACGATTCTGACCGTTGGAAGAAATGGTTAAACGATCCTGATAATAGGGCATTTCGAACATCTAACCTAAGAGCATAAGATGATTACAAGTGACTATATAAACGAACAAATCGATAAACTTTTGGACATGGTTGAGCAAGGTGAAGGAGTTGCAAAACCTGATGTCCAATCGTTTAATAAACTCTTCAAAGCATATAATGGCAGAATAGCAGAATTTGTCATAATGTCTCACATTGCACAACGTGCGGTTGAACGTGCAATGGGTGGAGGTAAAAAGAAAAACGGTAACGGCAAGAAAAGTGAGTAATGGCAATAAACACCTTTGCACTTCTAAAAGCAGAGGTAAGTGCCTATCTAAATCGATCTGACATTTCGGATGCACAGATTGAAAACTTCATTTCACTTGCTGAAGCTTCTTTTGACAGGGTAATCAGAGTAAAGGATCAGATTAAAAGATCCACTGCATCTGTTTCTACTCAATACATTGCCCTGCCAACTGATCTATTAGAACTCTATACAATCCAATTAAACACCACTCCTGTCACAGGCTTAGAGCAGGTTACGTTAGCATATGCTGATCAGATTAAACCTACTTTAAGTACTACAGGAAAACCACGTTACTATACGATTTCAGGTGAGCAGATTGAGTTCATACCTTCACCTGATGCGACTTATGAAATTGAACTTGTTTACTATTCAGAGATACTCAAGTTAAGTGGGACACAAACTAGTTCATGGTTGTTGACTAAACACCCTGATTTATACCTCTTTGGAACTTTATCACAGGCAGAACCTTATCTCATGAATGATGAGAGAATAGGAACATGGAATTCATTCCTAGAAAAAGGATTGGAGGAGTTAAGATTGGCAGATGAAAAAGCACAAACTAACAGTGGAACAATCATGATGCGCCCTACTAAACCTTTAGATGATGGTGATTGGTATTGACAACATATGCGGAACAGACTGCATCGTCTATTACGACAACAACACCTTCAGTAACATCAGTTTCGTTAACTGAAGTTAGTGCAGACTCAATCAGTCTTACAGAAGTTTCAGTATCACCAATTACCACCACAGTATTGAATGATCCACAAAGTTCATTTGATGCATTAGACAGAAACTATGGTGAAGGTTTTTACAACATAGGAACCTATGGTTCGACAACAAACATATATAGTTAAAACTCAGTATGCCTAATACATTCACTCCAATTTACAATATGACCCTCAGTGAGGTTGGATCTGCCAACGATACATGGGGGACAAACCTTAATAATAATTTCGATGATACTATTGATCCCCAACTATATCGTAGAGTTGATAAGAAGTGGGTGAATGGGGTCACTTTCACCACATTAACATTTGCAACTGATCATACAATAACAACAACAGTAACTAACGGTTTTCAGAATCTAGAAGAAGGTGACCGAATTCTTATAACAGGTGCAGATAAAACAGCATCTGATTATGGTAGAAATCGAGGTGAATTTGTTATTCAAACAAGGGATAGTGCAGTCAAGATTACATGCTACCAAATTGATGGTTCAACCTCTGCAGGTTTCATTGGTGAGACTGCAGGTGCAACAGTGAAAATCTCACTCATTCCTGCAGTACCTGAACGAAGCGGAAGTGCATTGGTTAGCAGGGTTCATCCTTGGGTGGTAGGAGAGATTAAGATGTTTGCAGGTGAATACACTAATACCAACAACGGTGTAGTAGGATTAGGAGGTGACAACGGCACAGGTTCAATCAAATACAATTGGCTATACTGTGATGGTGGTGCAGTAAACACATACCTCTATAGGGATCTTCATGCAATCATTTCTAATAAGTTCGGAGGTACTGCATTTTCAGGTGGCACAACAAACAAAAGTGATGCAACTACCACTTTTAACCTTCCAAACTTCAACGGCAGAATTCCTAGAGGAGCAGGAACAGGTTATGAAGGTAGTGGTAACCAAGGGAATGCTCCACCTACTACAGGAACCTCCCTAACCGTTTTATCAGTTGGTGAGTATGGAGGTAAAGAGGAAGATGAAATTGCGACAACAGAAATTCCACGTCATAGACATACAATTGCTACACAAACACTTGATACTGACACAGATGGTGGTGGAAGCATAACGGTTCCTT